AGGCGGAGACGGCAATGTTCACAATCACAAACCCACCAATGCAAGACAAAATTACATGGAACCCAGAGGTATTTCCCGCCGACTTTCTCGAAGAGGAATCTCTGAGAGAGTCTGCGAGGAATATGGCATCACCGCTGACGGAGACATCCTATGCTTCCATTATCGAGATAGCTCTGGACGAATTGTTGGGATAAAAACCAAGACAAAAGACAAAGAATTTAGATACGAAGGAGAATCAGATGGGAGGTTCTTCGGCCAACATCTCTTCCGACACAAAGGAAAGAGAATGGTTATATGCGAAGGTGAGATTGATGCTGCTACGTGCAGAGAAGCGTTCCCGACATGGGAAGCTGTGTCACTCCCGTATGGCGCAGCGGCTGCAAAGAAATCAATCAAACACAACTACGAATGGCTTGAGAACTGGGATGAAGTCGTCCTGTTCTTCGATAACGATGATGCAGGCCGTAAGGCTACGCAGGAGGCGGCAAGCGTACTGCCACCTGGCAAGGTCAAGATCGCTGATCTCAAAGGCTATAAGGACGCATCAGATGCCGCACAAGACAATAATCTTGAGGCGGTACGTCAAGCTATTTGGAATGCTCAACCATATAAGCCTGACGGGATTGTCGATGGAAAGTCTTTACTTTCACTTGTAATCGAACCTCAACAGGATTGTATTCATGAGTATCCATACCCAGGATTACAAGAAAAATTACAAGGTGTACGTGCAGGTGAGTTAGTAACTATCACCAGCGGTACAGGGCAAGGCAAATCATCCCTCTGCCGTGAACTTGCTACCCACTTTCTTTCCAAAGGGGAGCGGGTTGGATATGTAGCACTAGAGGAGTCAAACCGACGTACAGCGTTAGGTCTGATGTCCGCAGCTTGCGGTAAACAATTTCACATAGGAACACATGAACGATCTGATCTCACCGAGGCTTATCAAAATACTCTTGCTCAGTGGAACCTCTATCTTTTTGATGGCTTCGGTTCTTTTGATCCTGATAACATCATCTCCCGAATTCGGTATCTCGCTGCAGGACTCGACTGCAGGATTGTATTTTTAGATCACCTCAGCATCTTGCTGTCTGGTCTAGACGGTGATGAAAGAAAGATGATCGACACCACAATGACCAAACTTAGGTCGTTGTGTGAAGAGACTGGCATCTCAATGTTCCTTGTATCCCACTTACGTAGAGCACAAGGTGACAAAGGACATGAAGATGGAGCAAAAGTATCACTTGGACAGCTGCGCGGAAGTCACAGCATTAGTCAAATCTCTGACGCAGTTATCGGACTCGAACGGGATCAGCAGAGTACAGATGAACACGCTGATACGACAGTGCGAGTCCTTAAGAATCGCTTTACTGGGGAAACTGGTATCGCGTGTCAACTGAAATACGACAAAGAAAAGTGCAAGTTCTATGAAGCAAAGCAATTCAACCCGTCAACTGATTTTTAAACGTCCCAATCCTCCTACAGAGGAGATGATTAAGAAAGCACAATTTATCGACAAAACTTACATCTGGAAACATGCTGGTGTTCGATCTGGAGACGGACGGTCTCCTAAATGATGTTACCCGTATTCACTGTTTGGTCATTCACGACTCGGAGGTTAATGAGACGTATGTATTTAACGACGAGGGTTCTGAAGAGCCGATCGTTCGTGGGATACAGCTGCTTGAACAAGCAGATATTATCTGCGGTCATAATGTTATCTCGTATGACATTCCAGTTATTGAAAAAATTTACCCGTGGTTTTCGTGCAAAGCCTTGGTCATTGACACCTTACTTTTGTCGAGGCTATATCACGCGAATATGCTCGAAGTAGATAAGCGGCTAGACAACAGCCGGATGCCACAGCAACTACGAGGTAGACACTCACTTGAATCCTATGGTTACAGGTTAGGTGAATACAAAGGTGAGTTTGGAAAGACCACTGACTGGAAAGAGTGGTCACAAGAAATGCAGGACTACTGCATACAAGACGTAAACGTTACACGCAAATTATGCGAACACTTCCACCCCTACCTGAGTGGGTCGCGTTAGAGCACAAGGTTGCACAAATATTAGCTAAGCAAGAACAACATGGATGGTATTTCGATGAGCGGTCTGCATGGCAACTTGCATCGTCTCTCCAACAAGAACTTCAAGATCTTGAAGAAGTACTTCGCACGCGACACCCTTACGTCGCAGGAAATGAATTCACTCCAAAACGAAATAACAAAACTAGCGGCTACATCGAAGGAGCAACCTTCACTCGACTCAAAGAACTAAACCCAACCTCTCGCGATCACATCTCATGGATATTGCAAACGTACTATGGCTGGAAGCCAAAGCAGATGACAGCTACTGGGAAGCCTATCGTGGACGAAGTTATTCTGACCGAGATTGGATCAGAGATTTCTACGATGTTTGCGAGATGTTTGACGGTAACGAAAATGCTTGGGATGCTGTCGAACGGCACGAACGCATGGCTGAAACTATCCACGAAACATAATCGTATTCATCACCACTGTTCAGTTGCTACAGCGACACATCGTTGTGCGCATCGTAAGCCTAATTTGGCTCAAGTTCCTAGTGATCTTGAGTTCAGAGCATTATTTACAGCCACGCCTGGACAGGTGATGGTTGGTGCAGACCTCAGTGGAATCGAGCTGAGGATGCTTGCTCATTACCTATCAAAGTACGACTCACACTTTGCTGATGTCCTGTTGAATGGTGACATCCACCAAGTCAATGCTGACAAGGTGGGTGTGTCACGGCGACAGATTAAAACAATCACGTACGCCTGGTGCTATGGCGCAGGCAACGAAAAGATCGGTCATAGTTATGACCCACAACTCTCTGCATCTAAAGCTAAAAAGAAAGGAGCAGAGATTAGAGAAGCATTTGTTGCAGCCATTCCTGGTATGGCTGAGCTGCTATCAGCAATCGATGTTGCTTCTAAACGTGGCTGGGTGAGTTCTATTGATGGTCGGAAGATCATTCTTGATAGTCCTCACAAAGCCCTTAACTACCTACTCCAGTCAGGAGCCGGTGTTATCGCGAAGCGTTGGCTTGTTATCAACGACGAAACTATCCACCTACAGAAGCTGTGTGCATCGCAGCTCGCATTTATACATGACGAATTACAATTCGAATGTGCCAAAGAGCACTCAAAAGATTTATCAGAATGCCTCTTATACTCAGCCGTCGCTGCTGGCGAGTACTACAACCTCAGACTCCCCATCGCCGCTGAAGCCAAGATTGGTAACAACTGGGCCGAAGTCCATTGAGTGGGCTGCTGGTTTGTTTGAAGGAGAAGGGTGTATTACTTGGAAGACTAAAGCGTCTTGGTGTATGAAAATTCATATGACCGATGATGATGTCCTACGTGATTATCACGAAGCTTTAGGGTTCATTGGTCGTTACACACCTCCAACCAGATACCCTTCTACTCCTGACCATTGTAAACCAATAGCCACCTGGGAGCTGACAAGAAAAGATCAAATTTTTGAGTTGGTAATGCTCTTCTATCCATTCATGTACACACGACGTAGGTCCAAAATGCGTGAGTTCTTGAGTTGGTACTTCCGTAAATGAAGCTACTGGTAGACGCAGACTTTATTGTCTATAAATCCTGCGCTGCCGCTGAAACAGAAATCGACTGGGGTGATGATGTCATCCTTGTCACTAGTAAATTTAGCGATGCGTACAACAATGTTCTCAAAGAACTAAATAAAATCAAGAACGAGTTCATGTGGGATACACCTGAACTTATTCTATTCTTCAGTGACTCAAAGAATTTTAGGAAGAAAATTTTTCCCGATTACAAGGGACATCGGAATCGTAAAAAGCCTTGTGGCTATCGAAGAGTTATTGAGCAACTTAAAAACGAATACGAAGTCATCCGGTTGCCTGAACTGGAAGCAGATGATGCTATGGGTATTTATGCGACAGCTAATCCTGGCAACATCATTGTTAGTCCTGATAAAGACATGCGCCAGATTCCTGGTCGTGTCTATAACCTAGACGAAACGATTCATGTCACACCAGAGGAGGGTGCCAAGTGGCATCTGATTCAAACACTTGCTGGTGACCAAACAGATGGTTATGGCGGTGTACCAGGCATTGGTGTGAAGCGTGCAGTAGCTCTCTTTGATGAAGACGGTTACAGCTGGGAGACAGTACTGAAAGCATTTGCAAGTAAGGATCTCGGTGAAGATGCTGCATTGATGAACGCACGTCTTGCACGAATTCTTACCTGTAATGACTATGACCAAATCAACAGACGAGTCATTCCTTGGACCCCCACCGCCGGTTATAGAATTGACGATGGAGCAGCAGTTCAAGATGAGAAGGATAGAGGATCTACTACCTGATGCTGACAAGAAAGATCTGATCACGGTCTTTCTTGCTCTTCAAAAGCAGAACTTTGTTCTATCTAATACTGTCACTAATCTCATTAAGCAATGGCCGAATCACCCAGCCACTACACCAGAGGTCAAATAGAAGTATGGGACTTCATCAGAGACCAAGACCTTAATTATCACCTTGGCAATGCTATTAAATATATTTGCAGAGCCGGTTTCAAAAGTAATAACACAAAGACTCAAGACCTTAAGAAGGCTATCCACTATCTTGAAAATGAACTCCACCACTGCACACTGCAGATCGAAAAGTCTGAGCGATCAAGCAATCGAATTCCGGTCAGCGTATGGGATCCCGAACGCGACGGACAACCGGACTATGCAACGGGATTTGATCGCTGAAGAATGCAAAGAGTTTTTTGATGCGGTTGAGAATGAACCGTACGAAAATGAACTAAAGGAGCTGGCAGATCTAGTTTATGTCTGCTTCCAATACGCTGAAAATATGGAATGGGATCTAGAGGAAGCACTTGATCGTGTCCATAAATCAAACATGTCCAAGCTTGGTTTGGACGGTAAACCAATCCGCCGTGTAGATGGCAAGGTCCTGAAAGGACCGAAATACCAACCACCTATTTTGAACGATCTCGTCAATGCCTGAACTTATCTCTAGAACTGGACGTGTCCAATCGTGGATTGATGATCCCGATGGCCGTCTCCCTGTGTCGTGCACAGTATTTGTAGTTGAAGATTCCATGGAAGGACCAGATGGCATTGAAGCCAGCTGGCGCTTTGCCTCACACGCCCTGCGAAATGGAGCAGGAGTTGCAATCCACCTCAGTAAACTCCGACCCAAAGGAGACGACAATGGCAAAGGGCTTGTTGCCTCTGGTCCTGTCTCGTT